GTCCGGTTTTGCCGTGGAGGCTCTATCCTCCAAGCCCCGCAGCCTGCGCTCCAAACAAGGTCGGGTGACCATTGATGAGGCTGCTTTCCATGACGAGCTTGCCGAACTTCTCAAGGCCGCCAATGCCTTGATTATGTGGGGTGGTCGAGTCGCTGTAGTATCCACACATGATGGCGTGGAAAACCCCTTCAACGAGCTGGTGGAATCTATCAAAGCGGGCAAATCAAAATACAGCTTGCATCGCATCACCATCGATAATGCCATTGAGCAAGGATTGTACAAACGCATTTGCCTGGTCAATGAATTGGAATGGTCGCCTGAAGCCGAAAGCACCTGGCGTGATGAACTGTTTGAGTTCTACGGCGATGGATCGGATGAGGAACTGCTTTGTATCCCGCGCGACAGTTCGGGTACTTACATCCCAAAAGTGGTCTTGCGCGCATCCAGCGACAGCGACGTTCCAGTACTGCGCATCAGCTTCGACGATTCCTTTGCTACCGAAGGCGATTTCTACCGCCGCCGAATTGTCGACCAATGGCTGGCCGAAAACCTCATGCCTATCCTGGCGACTCTGGACAAAAACCTCGATACCTTTTTGGGGGAGGACTTCGGCCGTCATGGCGACTTATCGGTGATCAATATTGCCCAGGAACAAAAGAACCTGGTACTCCAAACTCGCCTGTCGATCGAAATGCGCAAAGTGCCCTACAAGCAGCAGGAGCAAATCCTCTACGCGGTTTGCGATGATTTGCCGCGCTTTCAGCATGGTTGTTTTGATGCGCGGGGTAATGGTGAGTACTTGGCCGAAGTCGCGGCGCAGCGCTACGGCACAGCTCGCATCACCGAGGTCAAGATCAGCGTGCCCTGGTACCAAACAATTATGCCTCGTATGAAGTCTGGTATCGAGGATAAGACCTTGATCATTGCCGGTGATGCAGATCATTTGCGCGACTTTGCTTTGCTGGAGGTAAACAAAGGCGTAGCCCAGATATCCAACAGCCGCCGCTCAACCGGCACGGACGGTGGACAGCGCCACGGTGATGCAGTTATCGCCTACGCGATGCTCCTCCAAGCCAGCCAGGAAGATCCCATTGAGTACGGCTATATTCCCATTGGTCAACAAGCGAACAAATCGTTCATGCGGGGTGACCGGGAGGAAGATGATGGTCGACGGGTCAATACCGGCTTGCGGACCGGATTTCGTAACACGCGAGGACTCTTTTAGGAGGCACTATGGCGGATGTCAAGCTGCTTGATCAATACGGCAAACAAATCGATCGCACAATTCTCAATGAAGAAATTGCGGCACCCAGTATTTTCGGCATTCGCCAGATCTGGAAAGACGCGGTATCACCTGGACTCGATCCGGCCGGTCTCGCCGCAATACTACAAGGTGCGATTGATGGTGATGCCAGAGCCTATCTTCACCTGGCCGAAGAAATGGAAGAACGGGATCTCCATTACAGATCTGTTTTAAATACCCGTAAAAATGCAATAAAAGGTATTGAGCCAATTGTTACGCCGTTTAGCAAGGATGCGGCCGACTTGAAAATTGCCGAGGAGATTGAGGCCATTGTTACCGCCAAAGCCTTTCGTCGGGCGGTGGGCGATTTTATGGATGCTCTGGGCAAGGGCTACAGTGTCACCGAGATTGTCTGGGATACAACCGGTAGCAAATGGGTACCGACAAACTACAAGTGGCGGCAGCCTTATCACTTTGTCCTGGACAAAGAGACCGAAGAACGCCTGCAACTGATCACTGCCGAAGCACCCGTGGATGGCGAACCACTGGCCTACGGCAAATTTGTCACTCACCTGCCCGCCCTCAAGAGCGGAGTACCGATCCGTGGTGGTATTGCCTTCGTGGCTGCCTGGGGATACCTGTTCAAGTCTTTTTCGGCCAAGGACTGGATCGCGTTTGCCGAGGTCTTTGGCATGCCGATTCGACTAGGCAAGTACGGCCGCGATGCGACTAATGACGAGATCGGCACCCTGGTGCGAGCCATCCGCAACATCGGTACCGATGCCGGAGCGGTAATTCCCAACAATATGATGATCGAATTTGAATCCGCTGTAGAGGGTGCCGGCGGTGACAAGCTCTATGAAAAGATCTGCAACTACTGGGATGCCCAGCTATCCAAAGTGGTGCTGGGCCAGACAATGACCACGGACAATGGTTCATCGCTGTCGCAGGCGCAAGTGCACGACGAAATCCGCATTGACATCAAGGAAGCCGATGCCTCCGATCTTGAGTCCACCGTACAGAGGGATGTTGTTGAGACATATCTGCTGCTGAACTATGGTCGCGAGTCTCTGGCGCGGGCTCCGCAAGTCTGCTTTCCGGTCCCCCGGCCAGTGGATATGACCAACCTGGTGGGCGCGGTGGAAAAACTGGTACCGTTGGGACTTAAGGTGTCACTCAAGTCGATGTATGAAAAAATCGGCCTCGAACCACCCGATGATGACGACGACTTGTTGCAAGCCACAGCTGGAAATTCTGCTGGTCCCCTTGCGGCCGCGCTCAACTTTGCCCAAACTGGCAAATACGGTGAGCAGTTCAATGAGGACTTGGTTGACGAGTCACTCAAGGATTGGCAGGAAATTCGCGATCCTGTCCTGGTACCGATCCTCAAGGCGCTCAATGATGCCAAAACCCCTGAGCAATTTGCGGCATCTCTGGAACGCCTCGCCGGTGAGATCGACAGCTCTGCCCTGGCCAACCGCCTTGGCAAGTTGCTATTTCAGGGACGGGTGACCGGTCGGGCTGGCTGATGCCCGGCAAAATCAACTTCAAGCCTCCTTCTGATACAAAGGCACTTCGTTTTCTCAGCGCCAAGAAGTCAAAATTATCCTTCAATTGGAAAGACCTCTACGGTGCTGAGCATGCTTATGCCTTTACTGTAGCCAAGGTAGAAACACTGCAACTGCTCGGTCACTTCAAAAACTCGCTGACCGATGCCTTGGAGCAGGGACAAACCTTCAGGGACTGGAAAAAGAATATCGAGCCCGTGATTCGACGATCTGGCTGGATGGGCATACAGGAGAAGATTGATCCTTTGACCGGTGAATTGGTCACCGCTGAGTTGGGCACCCCCAGGCGGCTCCGGGTAATCTTTGATACCAACATGCGCCAGGCGAGGCATGCCGGGCAGTGGGAGAGAGTACAAGATACCAAGCAACATCTGCCCTACTTGCAATACCGCCTTGGCCCATCCGAGGAACATAGGCCGGAGCATGCGAGTTGGGACGGCATGGTGTTACCGGTTGATGACTCCTGGTGGGATACGCATCATCCACAAAACGGCTGGGGCTGCAAGTGCTGGACCAAGCAGCTGACAACCAGGCAAGCACAGAAGCTCGGCATCAGTAAAGCTCCACCTCTTGAGAACCGCTCGATGGTCAACAAGCGGACCGGCGAAGTGATCGAGGTGCCCAAGGGTATCGACCCCGGTTTTGAGTTTAATCCGGGCAGGCATAGAATGAAGATTGCTAATGCATTTACTGAGCAAACATTTGATGAGGCTTCACCACAATTGGCTCGCGCCGCCATTGGCGACTATATGGCCGACCCTAACATCGTGGAGGTTTTCAAAAACGCAGAAAGAGCGCAACCCGTAGGATACGCACCCGATTTTCTACTGGAATTGACCGGTGTCAAAAATCCGCTAATCCTTATGTCGGCCAACAAGGCAAAAACGCATGTCGTCACGCACGCAAAGGATGTACCAACTAAGTTCTACGGCCGCATCCCCGATATTATCGATGCACCAGATTCGATCAGGATCGATAACAAAGGCGTCTACTATCTTTTCCGAGAAGCATTGTCTGGCCCCAAGGAGCTTGTATTGCTTCACCCCACGTCAGACAAAGACAAATTTTTTCTAAAGACAGCGTACTATGCCGGAAATGAAGAAGAGGCGCGTCAAATAAACAAAACGCGCCTCATCTGGGAGGATAAATAGTGCGAGCGGTGGGGACTCCCCGTTTCCCCCACATAATGCACGCAATGGCTACGGCAGGGAGATTCACCGTGTCACACTCGCAATTACAGAATACCACCGATGGCGTCTTCTGTCAAGACCATCGCACAAAACTATCCGAGCCAAAATAAGCCCACCTGAGCGACAAGGATGCCTTCATGGCTACCCTTGCCTAGGCCGAAAAGGTTTAAAAAAGCCTGCGCGAGTTTAAAAGGGGTTTTGGGGGTATTGCAACCTGCCTGAAAGGTTAGGTCAAGCCTCCAGACAGAAATTCGACCAAACTTCCGCCTGTTCCACGCAATTCATTCTGTAAAACGTTTTCAAGGAATCCGACAGGGGGATAAGGCAAACTGTGGGCTGCGAATCTGAAATCATAACACCGAATTTGTCCAATCTCAACACCGGATAGCCTTTGCCCCAACCTCAAAAAATACTCCTTGCCAAGGCAATCAACTTTGCCATTATGGGTGAGGATATCCCCGACTGGCAGGAAGTCCTGCCTGGCGGCCCATTGATTCGTGGCAAGGATGGCCGCAACTATATGCTCTCCGATCCCCAAGGGTTGGTTGATGCCTTGAATGCTAAAACGGCAAATGAACGACAAGCCGATGTGGCTCTTGATGTCGAGCACGCGATGGAGCGGAAGCCTCAGAGAGGTGAAGAGGCTCCCGCTCAAGGCTGGTACAAACAGTTTCGCCTGAATACCGATGGCTATATAGAGGGCCGGCTTGAGCCAAACGATAACGGTGCCTGGAAAATTGCAAGTAAAGATTGGCGATATCTGAGCCCCGTGATTCTCTATGACCCGGACACTCTCGAAATCGTGGATATCGAATCGGTGTCCCTTACCAACAATCCGAACTTTAACCTGCGGGCGATCAATGACGCCCTTGACCCATCAACTGTGGAGGATAAACCCATGCTTGAAAAAATGAGAAAACTTCTTGGACTCGATGCGTCCGCAACCGACACGGATGTCACCGGCAGTGTGGAGAAAGCGCTGCATGATTCCAAGATTCTGGCCGGTCTGGCCAAGGATCTGAAAATCGAAGGTGAGCCGACCATCGAGGCTCTGCAAAAAGCCTTGCATGATCGGCAGCAACCAGCCGGCAAGGATACCCCGGCGCTGGAGGACTTTGTGCCTCGTGCAGACTATGAGGCTTTGCGCAAGGAAGTCGGCACCCTTAAAAAGTCGATGCACGATCAGCAGCTCGACGACCGCAAAACGCGTGTCGATGCTTTGATCGCTCGAGCGCTGCATGATCGCAAGATCGCACCGCAAAGCGAAGCGTACCATCGCGCAAGCATGGGTACACCCGAAGGCATTGCAGCGTTTGAGAAGTTCATCGGCGACGCGCCGGAACTTTTGCCCGACCAGATGAAGAAAGCCGAACACGATGCCCAGGGCGGTCTCAGCAGTTCCGAGCAGGAAGTCTGCAACCTTCTTGGCGTCGACCCCGAACAATTCAAAGCCAACCGCATTTAAAGGAGACTTGTCATGGCTGCACAAACACAAGACCGTAACGCTGCCTCGCGGGCTGGCGTTGATTTCAATGATCCCGTTGCCGCTGGTGCCGTCATCTATGGCGGTGCCCTTGTGGTACTCAACGCCAGTGGGTACGCCACCCCCGGATCCATTGCTACCGGGCTCCGTGCTCGTGGCGTCGCCAGCGGCGCTGTTGACAACAGTGGTGGCCTCGACGGTGATGCCAATGTTGATGTCCGCAAGGGCGTCTTTGCCTTCGAGAATGATGGCGTCGATCCCGTATCCGGCGCTGATGTCGAAAATACCGTCTATATCACCGACGATCAAACCATCAGCAAAACCGATGGCACCGGCACCAAGTCGGCCGCCGGCAAGCTTGTGGGCTTTGTCAATGGTGTTCCGTGGGTACAGGTCGGGTAACCCCGAAAAATCAAAAGGAGTAAAACGTGATCGTTAACAAAGCAAACATCCAAAACTTTTTTGTCGGCCTCAAGACGCTCTTCCAAGGCGCTCTTGATGGCTACGAACCTGACTGGAACAAGATTGCCACCCAAGTAACCTCGATGACCGCTACCGAAAACTACGGTTGGCTGGGGCAGGCATCGGGAATCCGCGAATGGGTTGGTGACAGGGTCATCAACAGCCTCAAGGCACATGGCTACGCAATCCCCAACCGAAAATTCGAGCAGACCATCGGAGTCAGTCGCGATGACATTGAGGACAACCAGATTGCCGGCAGCAATATTGTTGCCCGCGAAATGGGTACCAATGTTGCTCAGTTTCCTGATGAGCTGGTATTCGAATTGCTGAAGGCTGGTTTTACCACGCCCTG